TAAATCCAAGCAGATCCATTCCAAGTATGAGCTCCCACATCATTTGCTGGAGCTATAGTACTAGCAGATACATTACAAGTATCTCCTGCTGTAGGAGTTATATCTTCATCCCAATCAGCACCATCCCATTCTCTTATATGACCATCATCAATAGTTATATATCTATCTCCAGTTGTTGCACCACCAGGTAAAGCAGCTGCATTTGCTACTATATCTATAACTCCTTCAATCCAAGAAATACCAGAAGCAGCAACAGTATCAACATAAAGTTTTGTTGCAGCTTGAGTATTTGCTGTTATAGCATCAGTAAGAGTTACCTTACCTGCTGTTAAATCATAAGTCCCTAAATCAACATTAGTAGTTGCTGCAGTATATGGAACTAATCCAGTAAGATCTTCATCTCCAGTATTAGTACCAGTTATAGCTGCTAATTTTGTACGATCTGCATCAGGATATGAATTTTTTAATGTATTAGCTGTAACCCTAGCATTAGAGTTTACAGATATCTGAAAATCACCAACTTGAGACGCACTTATATTTATACCAGTTGTTCTATCCCAAGCTGTAAATACAGGATCAGTTTCACTACCACCTGCATATTCAAAAACTGGAGGTAACGCTAATATAAAAGGTCCTTCATCGAAACTACCACGTGTAACTACTGCCATAATTTAAGAGTCTTTCTAATACGTATAATTGACTTAATAATTCTTCAGATTTTGCTACGTACCCGCCTGCACGCATACTATTTAAATAACCATATGCAAATATAGCATCCATTATTTCTTTGGATTTACATTCTTCACAGTTGTATAAAACAGGTATAGTCCTTAGTGCATCATATACACCATTACGAACTATTCCTTCTATTAATACATGTTCATTTAATTCAGAATCTGTAGGTAAAGTATCATCTAAAGTATATGTAAATTCATATATACCATCTGGTAATACATCAGAAGCAGTACCTATCGCTACTCCATCTTCTTGAATATAAGTAGCATCTAATGGGAATACTAGATCTGCTTCAAGAGCAAGTGGACCAAATTCTGCTACTAGATCTATTTGATCATATTCAGTTGCTACTCCATCAGATGTAGTTATTGTTAAATCCAAAGTTAAAGTAGTAATACCTGCAACAGTTGGAGTTCCCCAATCAGTACTATCATCTGTTAGTGTTATAAGTTTGTTGTCGTTCCGCTCAACATATGCAAGCGATAAAGTTACTGCCATTTTATTAATTGTTTATAAGTAAAAAGGGCAGGCTATCCACCCGCCCTATTTACATAGATATTAAATTTTAATCATTTAGATTACATATCTTACATACACATCTGGACTAAGAGTCCAATTGCTGCCACCAGCACCAGATGCTGCAACACTAAGTCTTAAAAGACCACCACTTGCAACATACAACGGAGTTGTACCAGAAATGGTAGCTGCATAAGGTATAGTTTGAGCAGTTATAGCTGCAGACATATTTACTGTCTTTATTAAAGCTTCAGATCCTGCACGTAAATCAAGAGTTGCACTAACACCAGCTACTGTAGGAGCAGCAGTGTTCATCATAGTTATTCCATTTATAATAGCCCCACCTGGTATATATACCGGAACTGTGGGATCTACTACTTGTGTTACCGCACTATCAGGTATTGAAAAATGAGCGGTAATTATTCGATCGTGTAAAAATTCGTTGTTTGCCATATTTTCAATATTAATTATGCTTTAAGATATCCAACATAACAGTCTGGATGAAAAGTCCAAGCTGCTGTTCCGTTACTTACTCCTTGGAGTAAATATAAAGGTCCACCTTTACTTATATACATACCAGCCGTTGTCAAAAGAGCAAACTCTTCTGGTGTTTGGTTAGTTTTAAGAATATCACTAATTGCTGTAACAGCACCCAATGGTATATCTGTACTTACATATAAGTTCATAGTATTATCACAGTTAGCAGTAGTCATAGATTCATTAAGCATCATAGTAACTCCTGTCACTATTGCTCCTGCAGGTACATAAACTGGTTGTTCAAGGTAAGTTGCTGCAGTATATACTGTATGATTTGCAAGATGTGCCGAAACAATTCGTCCGTGTAAAAATTCGTTATTTGCCATTATTCAATTCTCCTTATATTAAATTGTGATTCCGGCAAAAGCACCTGGGCATGAAGCCATCCAAGGATTAAGTACAGAAAGTATCTGATCCTTTTGTGTTGACGCATTAATACCAGTTGAAGCTGTAGCCAAAGCTATCATCAACGTAACTGGTGTACTTTGATAACTATTTATTCCAGGAGAAAGATATGATTTATTGTGTTCAATAACTATAAGATCATAATAACTATCCACAACTGTACACCAAGCTGGGTGTATAACTGGGAATTGTGTGAAATTACTAACTCCTCTATAAGCAAATTGTGCTTTTTCTAAATCTCTAATTTGTTCCCAATTACCAGATCCTGGTACTGCTTGAACATCAGTTTGAGATGTAACAACTACAGGAGCCCAATTTCCATCAGCATCCACATAATTAAAATAAGCTTTGAAAGTTACTTGTTTGAATTCATCAATATCTGTTAAAGCTGTACAACTTTCTGGAATTTCTCTAGCTGTAAAAATTAATGAATCAGAACCTGCAGCAACAGTAGCATTAATTCTACGACCAGCATGAGCATTTACTTTATCCATTAAATTGTCAGCAAAAACATCAATATTAGCTACATCAACAGCTAATGCTGTATATCTATAAGTCTGTGTAAATTGACCTGGATGTTCTTCCATATCAGTATATACAAATCTCATAACATATTCTACACCTAAAGTAGGAACGGCAGCTAATACAATAGTACAAGTCTGTTCTGCTTTAGCTTGATAAGGTTCTGCAGTATAACTAGTAACTCCAGCACCTTGAATGCCATCTGAGAATATCAATTCTCTTGCACCTGTTACTGCAGTACCTGCTTCATTAGTAAAGTCAAATGTTTTACTTGTTGCTTGAGCAATAAAAATTGTATCGGTGTCAGCTATTGTTGAGCCTGGAGCCAATACTTTTTTTTGTTTATCAAGAACAATTACTTCACCATCCTCTGCATTCTGTACAATATCATGTACACTTTGTGCCGAGGCAATACTGGCATCTCGGGCAATATCCTTCCCGATTAATAATTTATTTACTCTATTTAACATAATAGTATTGTTTAATTGTTTAATTTATTTAATTCCACCGTATGAGATTGATACCTTGGTTGCTCGATATTTTCCAATACCATATTAGCAGTCAATTTTACAATTTCATCATGGGTGTGTTCTGATAAGTCACAGTTAACTAACGGTGCTGTACCAGAAACCTCTATAGGTTTTCTAATGTATCTAACATAATAATTAGTTACATCATAATTCCCATCTGTAATTAATTCTACCAATCTTTGATAAACTAATCTTAGAGGTTTTGCTTCTTCATAGTGAAGTATGTGTTCACTATGTGGATCATCTATATGAGATCTATAAGTATCTACAGTACATTGAGTAACTCCTTGTCTTTTAGTAGACGCTAAAGTATCCCCCAATTTTGTATAACTTATAGTTACTTCTTCTCCTACTATAAACCATAAATCTTCTGAACAAAGAGCTAGATTAGCTGTAAAGGAATTATCCTTAATAGTATCTGCTACTACAGCCAAAGTCTCTTCTTCTACCAATTCGGACAAATCCATAGTCCGTCTTGCTACCTGTTCAAAATTAAGATATCTTGTTTTCACAAAACTTTTAATTGCCGCATTTAACCAGAAATCTATTTCTTCTGATTCAAAAGATGGCAATTCTAAAGCACTTGATTTATCAAGTTCTAACTTAAAAGCTATGTGCATTTCAGATATTGTCATTACATTGTATCTCCTTTACGTTTAGGTCTCTTTATAAAAGCTTCTTTCTCTGGTTCTACTTCAATTTCTACAGACTTTTTTTCAATTTCTTCATCATCACCATCTGCAATAACGGCCTTATTAATAGAAGATTTAGTATCTATAGTTTGCATAACAGAAAGAAGAATGTCTTGATTAGCAGGTTTTTCTAAGAAATGAATAGCTTCCACCATTGTTCTTCCTATAACCTCTGATCCATATTTGTATATGTTTTTATTCCTTCTTAAGATGTTCATAGAAATAGCACGTTCTATTACAACCTCTACATCTCTAACATCATTGTTTACCCACCTGTCTAAAAATGCTTGAGGGTTAGCATCGACTATTTCAAACAGTCTTTCTTCAGCTACTTCTGGTTCCATATTGTCACCATTGAGGCCAAACAACCTTATACATTTTCTTATATCCTCTGTGGATAAAGTATCAAATTCTTTCATAGCCTGACGTCTAATTTTGTTAATCATATTAGATTTCTTGGCTTCTTCTTCTTTATTTATTAGTAAAAAATTTGCACCCGCTTTATTTTCAAATATTGAAGTTTTAACACGTTTGTGATTCTTTAAGAATAAATATTTTAATTCATCATTTGGATCTTCTAAGTTTAAAATAACATCAGTATCCTGAGTTCTAATAAAAAAGCTTTTCCAATATTCAGATCTTTGATTAAGATCAATCCCTAAGACTTTACCTAATCTCTCTTCATCTGCTGGAATAAGTCCAGTATAAATAAGACCTGATCTTGTATAATAAGGTCCTATATCTTCATAACAGTTTCTGTATCTAGTTTTCCCTGACCAAATATCTTTTTTGTTTGGCCGTAATATTGCTATCATAATTCCTCGTTTTTAACGGTTTATAAATAAAAGAGTGTGTAGGGGGTTTATCCAACCCCCATATTTCACTCAGTTTTTGTTTAAGCTGCGTCACAATAAAGTTCACCACAAGATGTTGGATCATCGAGCATAACACCCTGTTCTGACAGGAAGTTAACTTGATAACTATCTTTAGTGTTTGACCTTAAAGTGGTAATAGATTTTGAATGACCTTGTCCAGGAGCAACAGCACCTGCAGTATGCCACATCACCATCTCACGATCTTTACGAACAACTTTTTTAATGTTAGATACGCCGTCTTTCATTCCAATATTAAGGAATGTCATACGATAAGATTCTAGAGGTTTACCAGATGTTGGATGAACTTTTCTATTACGAATAGGATCATCATACAGTGGTAAATGTTTAAGTGTAAGCTCTATACCATTGAGCCCTTTGTATGTTATAAATTGACCACCTAACGTCAGATTCTGACCTGTGCCAGATACAAACACGGTATCAATTAGTGTATAACCAGAAGCTTTGTCTCGTAATACTCGATCAAATTCTCTCATAGCCATTTCTCCAGCAAGAGCGATAAATTTACGCTCGCCAAATCCACGAATATTATATGAAAGATCTGAAAGATAAGTATCAAGTAGATCCAAAGTCATAGTTGTGTAGGGTTTCCTATTAGCAGGAGAAATCTGTTGAAGAATTCCAGCACCAATATATACAGGACGTCCGTTAGTACCAACGAGACTTACAGTTCCGTCAGCATTAGCATTGTACTGTGAATACATTGTCATATAGTCTACTCTCTCATACCATTGACGAAGAGCAACCCATTCTTGATAAGGAGCCCAGTATTTTGTAGTTTTCTTGGAACCTGGTTCCCGCATTTCGATAACCATAACTGAAGAATAAGCATCTCCAGTAATGTCATAAGTAAGACGCATAGTTGTAAGGTGATTCCTAAGCATGAAAGGTGTCTGATAATTCACGATATCAGCCTCATCACTACCCTCTTCATAAGCGCTACCTACTCTAGATACTTGTTTTCCGGAAGCCAAAAGGCTTGGCGGAACATAAGATGCAGCTTGACCATCGGCCATAACTACTGTATAAACCCACTCGTTTCCATCTTGATAAGGTTCTGAAACTATACGAGTTTGATATTCTTTATCATCATACTCGATAATAGCACCAGGTCCAAACCACTTGTCAGATAACCAAAGAGTAATAGGTTGTCCGTTCAAACCAGGGACATCAGCTGCCGCAACAGTGGTTCCATCGATTTTAGCGTCTCTAATAGTAACAGCACGTTCTGATTCAATCATCACACGCCATTCATATTGCCTATTTTCTACAGTCATAACATTACCCATACCATTAGTAATATAATCGATAACGCTTCCTTGATTGAAACGTCCCATTATATAAGACAGTACAGGAGATACTTCGTGAGGTCTAGTAAGTAGTGTATTAGCTAACATCCTCTCATCTACCAGGTCCGAAAACCATTTAGTACGATAGAGTTGTAAATTGTTTAATACATTATTGTCCATAATAACCTAAAAATTTTAATATTATACTTTATTTAATAAATTTTTACTTAACGAGCTAAATAGATCAGAGCCTGAGCCACTCTCTTGGGTTCCTGAATTTTTGGACCTTTTCCCTTTGTTAGCTTTTATTTTCTGATGAAACTCCTTGTAAGCATCTGAAGAACCTTTCTTCTTTGCTTCATTAATCAAAGAGTCCCCCATTTTAGTAAAATAAGCTGATTCAATTAAGTTTTTAATATCAGACATGTAATCTTTCTGATACTGAGTTACCCCATCTGAACCAGGCTTAAATATGTAACCTAACAAATCTTCTTTTTCTTTGTTAGATATTTTTATCCCACGAATGTCTTCGAGAGACTTTACATTTTTATGTACGTTTTCTGTAAAGATTTGTTGCTTGTTTATGCTGTCTTGGTTAATCTTTTCCTGATCTACTAATAGCTTTTTCTCTTGTCTAGTTTTGTATTCTTTTAACAATTCTACAGCATCTTCAGCTTCTTCTTGCAAAGTTTCTGACT